AAGGGCGGGACGATGATGTCTGCCAGCCCCTGCTCTCGGTACTGGTCCAAAACCCTATTGATCGGAGCGTCTACCACCTTCCCTAGCTCAGCTCGTAACTGAGAGGCAACCTCGCGCTCAAATGCAGCGCCCTTTGCTCTACTGTCTGTCATAGCTCTACCTGTATTTTTAGCTTAGTGAATCGGTCGTTGTTGAAGATTGCCAGAGGCTCAAAGTCTTCTTCATTTCGTTGGTTGGTTTTAGATCTTCCCGCCATCAGAAAATTATCGGGGACCAAAAGCTTGGTGTATCCTATTGTTCCGCACGACCAGCGCACGACAAATAAAGTTTGCAACCCGTACTCATTTACCAGTCGAGCCATGTTCAGCTTGCTCAGCCGGCAGTACACATCAGGCACTGCGCCAAACGGTAGATTCTTGGTTCTGATCTCGACAAAAAAAGAAATGTCTTTGGTTCCTTTTTCGGTGAAGGCATAATCCAGAGCGTGATTGCGCGGAAGGCCGAAAAGGTCTCGGCCCCAGTGTTGCGCTACGGCGTCTGCAACCGTGCGCTCGCGAGAACGATCAGCGTCAGTCTCAAACAGCTCTAGCGCAGGCATCAGCGACCAGCCTGTCCAAGCGGCTTGTCTTGTGAAATGCCCAGCTCTTCATCTGTGACGCTGCGCCATGCTCGGTGCGCCAAATGGCAGCGCTTGCGCCTAATGAAAAACACGCCATCCATGCCAAGAACGCGAGTGAGTAGTCCCTCGTCCAATAGGTGTCTGGCAAGCTGACCAGCGCGAGGATTGGTTACAGACAAATCTTCCGCAATATCACTCAGGCTGAACCGCTCATTGGATTCTAGAAACTTCGATGCTCGGAAGTCGGCAAGCAACTCTACGGTTGGTCTGAACAAAGTTTTATCCGGCGTCATGCTCGCCCCTCATTGAGTTTATCTGTCGTAAAGTCGAGAAGCTCGGACTCCAGTCCATATCGGGCCTCGAACGCGGACTTCCAAGGGTGGCGAGAGACATATTGGTCTGTGTTTTCGCCGCCCCTGTGATGAAAAAAACACAACGGTATGCTGTTCAGATGCGCTTGAGGTTTTGTCTTCCCGCCGATGTGGTGTATCTCGGCTGGCGTGTACAGGCACTCATGCACATGGCAAACGATACAGCCTAGCTGTGAGATGCTGTCCATCCACTTGCGCTCTTCTGCGGTCGGGGTCCGGCTCTTCAATTCTTTGGACGCCCCATGACAGCTTGGGTCGCGATGGGCCGCCTGCCGTTCTCTGCTAGATAGATGTTCACTGCATCCACCAGTACTGCGCTGAGCGTTTGTTTTTTGGTTTTAGCCAAGGCCAGCAGCGCCTTTCTTGCTTTCAGGTTCAGGCGCAGTTGGACCAAGATTCTAGCTTCTCTCTCGTCATTTTTTCTCATGTGTTGTACACCTTCCTTTCAAGTCTGCGTGACGCGCTCTCGCTACGCCACTTTTCAAATTCAATCTCACATGCGCGAAACTCGCTTTTGGCAGCAGCCAGAGAACCTTTCGCTACACCTTTTGAAACGCGGGCGTCAAACACATCTTGGTCCAGATCGGCGTAGCGAATCTGAGCCGCATTCGTTTTGCAGGCATGGGCCTCGCCACGGACCATTGCCTGTGCGGTGATCCTTTTTTCTATCGCCTCAGTTTCAGCAATCTGTTGCTCAGCAAGCATCAACAACCGGCCTGCGTTCCTGATGTTCTGTGCAAAATTCTCTTCATCCATTCTCAAGCTCCGGTCTATAAACAAATGGGCGTCCGCCCTTCGTGTGAAAGGCGCGGGCGGGGGTCCGCCATAGCCCGATGGTTCCTTCAAATGCACCGAGTCGTTGTTTCTTAACCATCAAAAGCATGTCTGGCTCTTGCAGCAGCTCCTCGTCCTCTTCCCTGCTTTCAAAGCCTTGGTCCAACCAAAACTGGCGGTCCTTTTTTTTCTTGTTACTCCAACACGCACAGACATTTTGCGCGTTGTCTGCGAGGCCACCGCTACCCTTCAAATCATCCACCGTAGGCTTGGGATTATCGCCATCGGCGTGACTACCTTTACGCGAGTGGTGTACCAAAACGAGGTGGGCATTGTGCGCCCGCACTAGATTGGTCAGCTCAACTACGAAGTCGCGCTCAAGTGTCATGTCGTTGGCGGGCATATTGATGCGCTGTAGGCAGTCCAGCACGATAAGCTTGCATCCCTGCTGAAGCATGTGGTGAACCTTAGCGATGGCGCTGTGTGGTCGATCAACCATCTCGTTAATCAGTAGCAGGCGCTCGCTCATGAGCTTGAAGCACTTGTCTTCGTAGCCTTCAGTGGGGCTGGTTGAGTTTGCAAACTGGTCTACCATTAGCGTCAGCAGATAAGGCGTGTCCATCTCGTATGAGATCAAGCCAACCTTTCCGCCTCCGTGCATGTAGTCCGCGACAATGTAATTGGCAAGCGTACTCTTGAAGCTGCCGCGAGAGCCAAACAGGATGGTGACTTCGCGAGGCCGCAGCACAAACTTGTCGCCAAACCGATCCCAGAACGGAAAGTGAGCGTCCTTGTTGACACCATCGTTCCGCAGTTGAGTCACTGCCGCCCGAAAGTCACTCGGCTGATAGATGTTTGCAAACTCCTCAAGCGAGCTGTTTACATCGATCTGCTCAAGCTGCATAAACTCAGCGTCTGAAACTTTACTAGACATACGCGATGGACTCCTTGGTTGGTGCGGACTCGTCTTCCCATCTCCGCTGGTTGAGGTAAGTCGTAAGGTGTGGAATGAATTTTTCGTCCGTACCAAAATCTCGTTTCTTGATATCTTTCAAGATGAGCTGGTGTTCTTTTTCCGTAAGCTTTTTAAATGCCTTGGCCGCAGGGGCTTTTCCAACCTTGCGTGGGTAGCAAGACCAGCACTTGTCAAACAAGATTTCATGATCGTATATGTCACGTGACTGTCCCGTGACTGTCACGCCTCCTTCTTTATTCTTACTTCTTATTTCTTTTGTTTTAGCGTCCGCGCTTTCTTTCTCTCTCTGCTTCCGCTTTCTTAACGCTCCGGTTGCGTCTTTACTCTGCTTCTCATCCCAGCCATAGATTTCCCACTCCTCTGTGATCAGGCAGACATCTATCAACCGATCCTTTACGTTGCCCATCTCCACCTCAGATAGGCCGAGGTGAACTCTAAGCAGTCTGTCACGCAGGCGTGGCTCTTCTTCCATCAGCCCGTCCGCTTTTGCACACAACAGGCTCACGTAGTGCCAGCGGTCATCAAAGCTAAGGATTCCAACCTTGGGGTCTGTTGCTATGCCGGTGTACAGCTTCAGCCACTTCACAGTTTTTCTGCCTGCTGATAATGACTAAGCGCGTTGGTGCCTAATCGGTTGGACTCTCGCTTGACAGCCTGAGCAAAAGCCTGTCGGTCACTGGCCTTAAAAGCCCTGCCCTGTTCCTTGTCTTCGATGCCCATCCTGATGACCAGCTCGTCCGCCTGCGGCAATCTCCGGCCACCCGTGCGGCTCTCATAGCCATCGTCAGGAAAAAGATCAGACATCGACATGCCGACCGACTCAACAACATCCTGCGCTGAGCATCCAGCGAAGCAGTGAAGAATGATTCCGCCATCCCTACCCAGCCCGACAGTGAGAGAGGGGCTTCTGTCTTCGTGAGCGGGGCATCGGGCGATATACTTGTCGGTTCCGGTGGAGCGATAGTTGTCGAGGCGGGAGATGAAGTCTTCAAGCTTGGCCTGAATCACGCAACCACCATGTGTGCAAACGCCAACACGCCAAACACCAAAATCGCAAACACGATATCTACACTGGTTTTTCGGACTTCAATACGGGTGATGTGCCTGTCGAGGTCTTCTTTCGCTGCTGCGGCTGAGCGCTCTAGGCGCTGAATAAACTGATCGGTTGTCATCGGCTATCTCCTTGCTGATCTGTGCTACACTAAACCAAAACACGCCTACAGATCAACAAACATCGCCATAGATGACAAATAAAGTTTTACTTTACATATAGCGGGGCGTTTAGGCTGCCGCCTTTCAGTACCTGATTTAGATTGAATTCTATTAATATAACACTGAATATTTATAGTTAACTTTTAATATGTGGAATGAAAATGGTATGGAAATGCCTACTCGACACTAATGGCACGACATGTTGTACTCGGAACGGATAATAGTATTACAGATTGCTATTCTCTAGTAGCAGGTATACCGTGCGTAGTGTAAGACCAATTTTCACATAAATAGGGTTTTCCCCCTATACATTGGAGGTGTAATATGCAGAACGACTTAGACCTTCACGGATTGACCGATAGCGACATGGAAAGCCCAGAGCAAAAACAAAAAGCACAACGAGCCGACAGATTTAGCAGCTTTTTGCTGCGGCATAATCTGCCAAAGCACGGGGCTGCAAGCATGATCGCAAACAAGCTGGGGATTACGCCCGCTACCGTGTCAGCTTGGATAAGGGGTTCTATGCCTCGCGATCCAGTGGTCCTTTTTCAGTTCTGTGATGCGTTTGATGTTTGCCCATACTATTGGACCAGCGGAATCGGTCGCCCGCGCGGCGGCATTGATGCCAACCGGCTGATTGCAGCAGACCGAGAGCTGTCGGACGCTATCACCCTAGAAGGCGCACAGTTAAGCCATCGACAAGAGCTGGTGCTGCTGGCAGATGTGTACAACGACAGCCAGCGCGGGATTGAGAGACTAACTCAGCTCGCGATGTTATTAAGAGACAGCAACGAGGACTAATCTTTTGCTAACAGCATCCTGCCCGCCAAGTGCGGGCTTTTTTTTGCCTGACTGTCCGGTCGCCACGACACCTGTAGTGTTTTAAAGCACATACTATCGTTCTGGATTATTAAATAGCTACATTGATTAGGATACTACATTTAACTGTGATATCGTTCGTATTGTCACTTAAAGGCGAGGTATTATATGTCAATAACAAGAAAAGAAATCTGGAACACGCTTTTCGGGGTAGACGTTTCTCAACACGTTAAGTTCCTTGGGTTTAAATCAACGGGTCGCGGTGTGGAAAACATGCCCTATCTTCCTTGGGCCACTATGCACGTTCTGATGATGGAACATTTTCCTGAGTACAGCTGGTCCTTCTCTGAGGATCACCACATGCGCGAGGCGCACTACTACGAGGGAGGGTCTTGCGAAGTTCGATGCACCATGACCATTGGCGACCATACGATCATTACATCACTGCCGGTGGCAGAGGGGGACGAAGCTTTGGCCCACCCCCATGCAGCGCTGATTGCCAACGCGAAACAACGATGCCGCGTTAAGGCCGCAGGCGAGTTCGGGCTAGGGTTTTTGCTTTGGCATGACCCCGATAGCTTTCAGAATAACGGCGAGAAAGCTGAGACAGCCCCAGTCACTGCGCCTAAGAAAAAGGCCAACTATATCTCTGAAGAAGAGTACTTCGCCAAGCACTGTACTGCAAAAAAGACGAGGCCAGAGGCGGTGGCGGGCAAGAAAAAACTGCTGGGGGCGCTGAAAAACCGGAAGAAGCCTGTCGATGGGGTAGAGGCCATGTGGGCAAAGCTATGCGAAGCTAATGGGTGGACAGCTTGAGCGCTGTCGCGCAGGGAAGCGCAGAATGGCTGGCCCAGAGAGTAGGGAAGCTCGGCGGAACGGCGGTGGGGGTCTTAGAGGGCGTTAACGCCTACACCACACCTAAAGATCTGGTGCGCCGAATGGTGCGTGAACTAGCAGGCGAGCCGTCTGAGTTTGTCATGGTTCCAGCGGTAGAGCATGGGTCCATGATGGAGTCTTTTGCACAGGAGTGGTACGAGCAGAATTTTGGTGTGACAGTGGATGAAACCGATTTCGTCAATCACCAGACCTACGATTTTATGGGAGCCAGCCCCGATGGGCTGATTGGATTAGACGGAGGGATAGAAATCAAGTGTCCGTTCCCGCAGTACACCAAAAAGCCCTACTCCGTTTTCGATCCCAAAAAAGCGATGTATTTGCAGCAGTGCAATATGGTCATGGAGGTTTGCGATTTGGAGTGGCTGGACTTTGTTGTCTACCTGTCCCCATCACCTACCTCAAAGCCAAAAACAAACATTGAGCGGCTCTATCGCAATCCAAATTGGCTGCATGAAATGCTGCCAGCCAGACTGCTGCCTGTGCCGGTCAAAGGAACCGTCCCGCGCATCGACCTCTACACGGCTTGGCACGTTTTTATTATGGCGGAGTTCAACGACCCTGACCGGAGGAATAAGCACTGTGGTGAGCCGGAGGCTGCATACACCTTTGTGGAAGACGCTGGCGTGGCGAGGATCTCAGAGCTGATGTCTAGAAAGGCTGAGCTAGAGTTTGAAAACGAACACGTTTTAGAGGAACTGCTGTCCATTTCGACACAGGTAGATGAGCTGAAAAAAAGCATTGTGGATCACTACGGTCACTCAGTCACGGACGGCTCGACAAAAATTCAGATGATCAACCGCAAGCCATCGGTGGATTACAAAAAAGCTTTTGAGTCTCTTGGCGGTGAGCCAGAGTTGTTAGCAAAAGAACTGGACATCGCGTCCTTTTACAAAACGAGCAACACCCGATCTATCAAAGTTACCTACGAGGAACAATGACATGCAAAAACATAACGCATTTGACAGTCTTACCGCAGGAAAAGGCCGACTGTATCCAACGCCAACAGAAAAAAAGAAAGAGTGGCTGGAGCGTAAGCAGCAGTTTAGCTGGTTCACTGACCGCAGTCAGGCTGAGCAGCGGGCGGCAGTACCTTTTCTGGACGGCTTTATTAAGATTGACCAATCGGTTGTTGATGCTCTACAGGCGGCGGTAAGCGGCAGCGAAACAGGCATCATTCGCTACAATCTTGAGGCTATTAAGCAGGCTGGAGATGACGGTCAGCTTAAACAGGTAAACCTTGAATACTGGATTCCTAAAAAGCAGGGTGGCGGAGCGGCTACAGCCCCTACTGCGCCCATCGCCGAAGCCGGTGATGAGTTTGAAGATGACATCCCGTTCTGAGTTGGAGAGTTGAATGGCGTATAGCGACACAATGTCTGCCAAATGGAACATGGCGGTTGGCGACCTAAGCAGTGATGAGAAGGGCAGTGGCGCTCGCGACAACGGGTATAAGCAACCCCTAGACCTCATCCCTGTCTCTGTCTGGCGGAACAACTGGCGTCATGACATTTTGAATCACCCGCAGGGGATTGAGATCACAGAGATGTTGTATGGATTGCAACGCTGGCAGGAGGGAGAGACCGCCATGCTGGACCAGATGATGGTTGGCGTGGAGCTGGGCGGTGCCGTAGACGTATTTTCCTACGGCGCAACAAAGTATGCGGAGTGGAACTGGGCGAAGGGAATGCGATGGAGCGTCCCGCTGGGCTGTGCGCTGCGACACGTTCTAGCCATGCTGGAAGGCGAAGCACTGGACCCTGAAAGCGGTGAGTCACATCTGAATCATGTTTATTGCAACGTCATAATGCTTCAGTACTTCGCTAGACATTATCCTGATGGTGATGATCGTCCTATTTTTAAGGCGGAACAATGAGATTGCCCCGCTTAATGAGAAGACCAACTAGCAGTTCGATTATGTCGTTTGTGGATACCGGAGGACTCTATCCTCAAGAAGTAGACATCAACGTGATGTTTGATATTGATGCACCTGATCCTGACGTTGGCTACGCTGGCGAATATATTATCACAGATGTGACAACGGCGGACGGAGGGCAGATAAACCTTCAGGCTGATGATGAGGACAGGATTTTGCAGGAAATTGAGAAGCACATGAGCGAATGGGGCGAGGACCACGACTGTTGATTTCAGATCAAAGCAAAATGGAATCTGCGATTGAGGTCACATTGAACATGGTGATTGGCGTCATTGTGAGCTACTCGGCTTGGCCGTTTGTAGCTGACCTGTACGACATCCCGTATGTCCAGTCGCAAGCGATTGGCATCACGCTGATCTTCACGGCACTCAGCTTCGCCCGCAATTACATTGTCAGGCGCTGGTTTAACCGCCAGTTAAAAACAACAGCAGGCTGGACAGCGCGATTAATAAAAAGAGGAACTAACAATGGATACCGCTAAAACAAAATCTGGTCTGGTTCTAGCCCGCAAGGCTGGTCAGTCGATCTACTTGGGCCGCAAGCTTGACAAAAACAACATGGAGGAAACGTACTCTATCAGGATAGTCGTAGACCGAATATACAACATGAAGAAGCCCGCGATTGTTATTAATGTCCTGTGCAGACAACAGGAAAAGATAGGCGATGGACAGTTTCTGTTGGTGTCTGAACACACCGACCCGCTGGTATTTGGAGATGCCAGAATATTTTTTGCAGGCATCTCCAAAGGCGTGAGCGAGCATGACAAATGTTACGCCTGCGGGGGACACTCGCCCCATGAAAAGCCTTGGACCAACGCCAAGCTCCGGTTTGTAGCTGACCCAGACGTTAAGATTTTCAGGGGTACAAGGCACGTTCATTAAAACAAAAATCAAAATCGCTGGCGCAGGGCTTAGGCGAAAGCTTAAACACATTGATGACCTTAACCGTGAATTTCCTGAGACTTTGTGGGTCACGTTTTTGAGAATGCATTAC